GATTCTCTTTGTTTGTCTCGCTGTTTACGGTCATATGTATTTGCTTTAAATGCATAATCTTCGTTGTAGTCTTTTTCCTTGCGAAACTTTTCTACATATTTTGGCACTTACTAACTCCTTTTTATGGTAACATTCCTGGGAAGGCTTCTTTAACAAATTTATAGTCTAAACCTCTAACACCTAAGTCTTTATTGAAAATACCAATAACAACTTCTGCTTCTCTAGGTTCAAGATTTTGTAAATATTCAACAAGTAATTGATTACGCTTTTGTGGTGTGAGTTTTTCTGCGGTTGGATCGCCTTTACGGAACATATATAATTTCCGAATTTCGGTAGTCAATTGTGCATAACCCATTCCAGTTGGAACTTCTTTGATTTGATAACCTGAAGGAACTTCGTGATGCAACCATTCATACTGTGGATGAAATGCTAATTCCAACACTTGTGTCATTATTTTAGACACATTTCTTTGTAATACATCCAATCGTTCTCTTTTGTTTTTGGCTTTCTCAAACTCATCAAAAATTTCATACATATTTTTCATTAAAATTCCTCAATCACATCCATTAGGTTGGTTAGTTTATATTGAATGAAATAATTCAACATCTTCTGCTTATTTGCAGGTTTAATTTCCTCATAAGTATTTATGATTTTCTCTTTAATTTCGGTTGGAATACATTTGAGGTCAATCAATGTCTTATTACGAGAATAACCAATTTTTGCATTTTCATCCGACCAATCTTCAGAATTTTCTTTAAGCAACTTTTCTAAAATACCTTTAGTGATAGGTTTCTGACGCAGGTCACGAACAAAACAATCACCCGGTGAGAAGATATTAGGAATACCATCACCCTTATCACCACGAATGATTTTTTCTTCAAGTTCCAATAATGGATTTTCAGATTTCAAATATTTCTTCAATGCGGGATTGTATTGTTTAACATTCGGACCCCATTGTTGCAATTGCAAGAAATCTCCGTCACTGGAAAGAATAAGAATCTTTTCGTGTGGTGCATGACGGGGTACAAGTGTACCAATGATATCATCCGCTTCGGCCATTTCAACATCAATGACTTTATACGGAAAGTTTTCTTTCAATTCTTGTTTGAATTTAGCTAACATGTCAAAAATGGCATGCCAGTCTAATGCAGACTTTTCACGCGACTTTTTACGCCCAGCCTTATAGAAAGGAAAGAACTCCTTACGCCAATATTTGCGGTTATCACAACAAAGTACAACTTCACCATATTCCTTGCGGAATGTCTTGAGGTGCATTCGGAGGATATTAAGAACCATGTGTCGGATTAAACCTTCTTCCAACTTTACGTTCTTTTGGTTTGAGATTTGAGCCATGAGTCCTGCAAGAAGGACTTGGTTCAGGTCAACGAGAATCATTATGAATCCAATAGTTTAAAACTTAACTATATCACACTTCTTGTAATTTGGCAACTAGATTGGTAACAAATTCCTGAGATGTTGTTGTTTTCCTACAAATAACACCAAACCAATCTTCTTTAATCATTCTTGTCATATATTCTATTGGTGCAGTAAGAATAGCTTCAAAGTTATCAAGGTGTTCTATGCCTTCTTCACCTTCTTTAAAAATAATAATATGATAACAGTCGCCCATTGATGATGTATTTAATTTTGTACCAGGATTTTTATATTCACTTGTTTGAATATGGATATTATCATCTTCTCCTGGTAAAAACATATAAGTGTCAGAATCACTCAAGAGCTCTTTGATTTCTTTCATTGTAGTCCTTAATATGTGATTTTCTTACTCTAACCATAATCCAGTTATTGTAATACTCATCACTTTCCATTACGTTATTTGCGAATTGTTCTTTCGCTTCAAGGTAACTACATTCACCTTTCGTTTTACAAAGATGTAGTATCTCTCGGCGGAATTTATCCTGCCCGTATAGTATAACATCTTTTTGCAGTTCGTCACTACTTCCGTAATAAGTTTGCCAGTCCGATGGCACTTTTACCTTTTTACGTTTGCCTTTTACCATTTTGGTCTTAGAGAACCAGAAAAGTTTCTTACCGATATATTTTCGGTTATTCTCTAAGTTGGTTATTAGGTAAACAAAGCCGTAGCTGTTTTCAATTTTGTCTTCTGTGAAATCAGTATCATTATATTGCCAATTTATTCCCATTTGAGGTCATCTTCATCTAAGTCATCATCCTCTATATATTCTTCGGATAATTCTTCGATTGGATCACCACAGAATGGGCAAAATTCTGGCAAAGGTTGCGATACTAATTGTTCAACGTACTCAACGGCATAAGTCGATTCACACTCTAAACATTCTCCTGAAATTACTTTGTTTGTCATTTTTATTCTTCTTATTATAGTTTAAAAAATCATTTGGCCCAAACATCGGACCAATCCCCAGTCAAAGCACCCTTAGCATAATCGGTTGCACGATTCTCAAAGAAGTTTGTGTGCGTAGGCGCATTAATCATTTCTTCAACCCATGGTAGTGGATTCTTCTTGACTTTAAAAATGCCCTTCAATGATAGTGAAATCAATCTACGGTCAGCAATGTAACGAATGTATTTCTTAACATCTTCTGCCTTCAATCCTTCCATTTCACCCATTGCAAAGGCTAGGTCAATGAACTTATCTTCTAACTCAACCATCTTTTCAGCAATAGTGTAAATGCGTGATTTCAATTCATCATTCCAGATTTCTGGATTTTCTTGAATGTAAGTGCGGAACAATTTAATCATGTTCTCTGCGTGTTGTGTCTCATCAACAATAGACCATGTAACAATTTGGCCCATACCCTTCATCTTACCATGACGAGGAAAGTTCAACAACATAATGAAAGAGGAGAACAACTGCATACCTTCAGTAAAAGCACTGAACACGGCAATATGTGTTGCAGTATTCTCTTTGGTTGTATTTTGTTTTGAGATATCTAACACATAGTCGTGTTTCTCTCTCATTTCAGCATACTCTAAAAATTCATTATATGTTGTTTCTGGCAAGCCAAGAGTTTCAATCAAGTGTGAGTAAGCCGCAACGTGCAATGCTTCACGAGCTGCAAAACCTAACAACATCATTCGCATTTCTGGTTGTGGAAAGTATGGCAGATAATTTTTAACATAACCACCAGCAACGTCAATATCACCTTGAGTAAAGAAACGGAAAATATGTGTTAAGAAATTCTTTTCACTATCAGTTAATTTCTTTTTCCAATCTTTCACATCTTCCATCATTGGCACTTCTGTATGTAACCAATGTGATTGTTCATGTTTCAACCAAGCATCATATGCCCAAGCATAGTTGAAAGGTTTGAAATAACTACGTTCTGATGTTACATCATTCTGTGCTTTTCTAATCATGCTTCTGCCCATTCTTTTAGTTGTTTTGGTGTTTTGACTCCGACATTTCGTTTCACTTCAATGTTTTCATCTAACATTACTAAAGTGGGAACAGAACGAATACCATATTGATTTGCAATATCTTCTTCGACATCAATATCAATAACTTCAATCGGTAGTTTCACTTCTGCTCTTTCCAGATTTGCGGCCAATGTTTTGCATGGTTGGCACCATGATGCAGTAAATCTTAAAATTCTTTTCATATTATCCCTCACATGCGATACAGTCATTACCTTGTGCAATTTGTGTCATGTCAATTTCTTTAATGACTTGACGTTCAATCTTCTTAGAAACCTTGTCAGCCTTACCAATCTTTTCAGAGCGGCAGTAGTACAAAGTTTTCAATCCTTTTTTCCATGCCATAAAATGGATAGCATGTACATATTTAATGTTGGCGTCCGGACGGAAGAACAAGTTTAATGACTGTGCTTGGTCAATGTGTGCTTGTCTGTCTGCGGCCAAATCAATAACCCAACGTTGGTCAATCTCCATGGATGTTTTAAATACTGCCTTTTGGTCTTCACTCAAAATATCCAGGTGTTGAACTGAACCATCATTAGCAATAATAGAAGACCATGCTTCATTATATTTGTCTGTATCGGTAATCAACTCTTTAAGAATTTTATCCAACCAACGATTCTTATTCAAAAATGAGCCCGATAAAGTATCCTGACGATACGCATTAGCTCTATAAGGCTCAATGCTAGGGCTAGTATTTCCCATAATGATAGACGAAGAAGCATTTGGAGCAATAGCCATAAGATGACTAAAACGCAAACCAGTGCCCTTAGCATCCGGAGCTTCTCCACGTTCTGTTCCCAAAGCTTTGTTAGCCTCATCTAAACCCTCTCTGATAGTTTTAAAGATTCTATTATTGGCAACTTTGGCCATTACGCCTTCAAATGCAATTCCGTTCTTTTGTAGATATGCATGGAAACCGAGGGCACCAACACCAATAGAGCGTTCCAACATAGCAGAATATCTTGCTCTTTGTACGACACTAGGAGCATTATCAATGAAATACTGTAGGACGTTATCAAGCATCTCCGCAACG